TCATTTTAAATTCTCTACTTTTCTTAAGTGGGACGTATTTGGGACACAAGTGCCAAAAATACTGTCTATTTGCTTTGCATGTTCAGTTAAATGATTAGGCGCTAGGTGAGCATACCTTCTAACCATATCAACTGATTCCCATCCGCCCATTTCTTGTAATACTGAAAGCGGAACTCCGGACTGAATTAACCAGCTCGCCCATGTGTGGCGCAGATCATGAAAGCGGAAGTTTTCTATTCCTGCTCTTTTTAACGCTGCTCTCCATGCTGTGTTAGAATCAACTCGCATTTTTCTAACGCTTGGTGTTAATGTTCCGTCTGGTCTCTTCTTTGATTCAGTATGAACAAATACCCACTTGTGATGGTTTCCTATTTGTTCCTTAAGAACCTGACAAGCAGTGTCATTTAAAGCAACACCAATTGCTTGGCCTGATTTGCTATCCTCTGGGTTTATCCATGCAACTTTCCTTTGCATATCAATTTGACTCCACTCTAAATTGATAATATTGGATCGCCTTAATCCAGTGGCCAATGCAAATGTAACTACGGATTTCAGTGGTTCAGGGCATTCTTGAATCAGTCTTTTAGCTTCATGATGTTCTAACCACCGAACCCGCTTTTCTCTGATTGTTGGAACTTTGATAACGGGAGATTTTTCTAACCATTTCCAGTCACGTTCAGCAGCTCTTAACAGAGATTTCATGATGGCGAGATGCTTTGCTTTGGTTGCGTTACTGACAGGGACATCAGTAAATGCAGGGATTTCCTTTCCCTTTCTTTTGGCTGATTCCGCTTGTTTTTCCCATCTCTCCCTTGCTTTTCTGTTTACCATCTTATTGATAACGGAATATATTTTTGCTTCTGTAATATCCTTAAGTCGGTAACCTTCAAAGTGATCTAACCAAAAAGAAAGCCGACCTTTATCGTCATCCAGTGATTTTTTGTCTGCTTTCTCTTCAATCCATCGAACTATAGCCTCTTCGAAAGTAACATCAGGAAAGTCACCAAGACGTTCTATGCGCCATAACTCGACCTTTCTTGTGTCGTGCAACTCCTGCGCGAGCTTCTTGTCCTCTGTGCCAAGAGACTCCTTGATTCTTTTACCGCTTGGCGTCGTGTAGTTTCCGTACCATATTTTACCTCTTCTGAATAAAGACATGATTTTCCCTCTCGTGTCTCACCAGCGTTCACTGGTATATTGTGAATTGATTTATTAGCTGCCGCAATACACGCAGCTCTCGTAAATAGATATGGCGAGTTTTTCTTTGATGGGTCCTTTCTTGTGTATGCAATCAATCCTAGCTTGCACCAACGAGAGAGTGTGTCTTCTGATATACCAATATATGCGGCAGCTTCTTTTCTTGGCATGGTCATCCCTTCCATTTCATTCTCCTATCCATTTTTCCGTTTATACTGCTCATGGTCATCACCGCAATCTTTACTGCAATATGCGCTATTAGGTGCTACCGGTTCTTGGTGACACCAGATGCACATGCCGTTGTATGATTTTATTGTTGCCCTGCGTTTTAATAACGACACTTGAATATATAATTCGTTTGTTTCATTTGCTGAGTCGATAATGCCCATAATTACGCTTACCCTGTTTCAATTAAATAAATTACTAAACATAGTGCTATTAACCCTGAAAATTCAGTAAATGTCATAATTCACCTATGCTATTTTCCATTCATTTAATATTTTATTGCCGATATTTAATAAATAATTTCTATTTACAGTATTGATTATTCTGCGAGGAGTTATATAAGGTCGCCATATTAAAAACATAGAACCTTTATTATTTCCGCTAACTGGCTTTTTTGTTTCTGCATTAATAAAAGATATTCGACCTCCCGTAATTAATCTTACTTCATCAACTGTTTCTAATGCTGATTCATACCAACCCACAGAAGTATCAGAAGGAACTAACATAACAACAGGCTGTAATTGCTTTTTGCATTGCTCAGCGGCTTTGTTTACCCATGGCTGAATATCTGAATAGGGCGGATTCACCCAAATAGCTCCGTAACTTTCCCAGTCGCAATTCAACGAGTCGTCTTTTTCGGTGAGGTAATGAGAACAGAGAGCATTATTTTTATCGGCAGCGGCATCTAAATAAAAACCAAATTCAGCGTCCAATGGCGTAAACAAAGGTAGGGGAGTTTCCCATCTATCACGCAGTTCCTTTGGTGTATGACTACCTCCATAATCAGCTTTCATTCTCCGCATCCTTGATCATTAAGAATACCTCCATAGCTGCGCGATATGGGTTCGATTTATATCTCGATGTGATTCCATTTGAAATATCACTTGCACACCACCAAGTTGACTCTCTATCCTCTGACATATCTGACATTAACGATATCAAGTTTTCAATAATAATCGGCATTGCGTCGGATGGGTTATTGCAAGGTTTGAAGCACTTACTACCCACCATGACAACCAATTCATCCCACACAGTGGTTGTAACAAACCATTCTGCACCTAACTTTTCAGCAACCTTTTTATTAATCTCGAAATCAGATAGTTCGGTGTATTTATTCACTTTCTAATATCTCCTCTATCATGAGCTTAATATTAACTAAGTCCTGCTTTGTTATTGATATATCCCACGATGGAGATTTTAAATTAAATTTATCTTTTATTGTCGGTTCAATTTCAAAACCTTCTTCCTCGTAGCCTTGTAAGTTCACACTATATTTATCTTTCATTCCATACCTCTCCACAAACAACTTCAACATTCCTCACTGACATTAAATATTCAGCACGTTGATTGCATTCCGATTGCGTGTATATATCTTCCGTAACAGGTACAGCAGAATCCTGTATTAGCATGAGTAATACATATCCGATATTAGTTTCATATTTAATCTAAACGATAGAGTGGTATATTATGGTAGCTAGTTTTTAATGGATGTAGCGTAGTAAATTTAATATTTAAATTTCTAAGTTCTTTTTCAGAAGCAAAACCGACTGGATATTTACTAATAACTCTCTCCAGCTCATCACACAATGCAACAATAACTTTCTTTTCTGGCTCCTTATTATCTGCAATCATGCCTTTGGTATAATCGATTAATACTTGAAGCTCATTTTTATTCATCTTTTATTTTCACTCCATTGCTTGTTAAGCTGTTTCTTATGGATGCTTCTAACGCTGAACGTAAGCATTGACACCCTTGATATTTAATTGCCGTATCTCTCGCAGTATTAACGAGCTCTCTTAGTTGGTGATGTTTAATTTCTGGCTCATCACTTTCGCGTGATGCTTCCCACGCAATCCACATTAAGTCAACATATTGGTCAGCGTAATTTAATCCGTTATTTGCTGTTTCGAATTTATTGTTTATTTCCTCGTCGTCCATGTGAAATTTAATAAACTCTTCAAATTGCTGCCTTGATTTATCCATCACTCCACCTTTTAATATTTGCAATTGCTAATTCCATTTTATGACGCGCTGATGAATTAGAAGAATGAACAATAATTTCAGGCGCTTTAAATCCATTTAAATAAACTTGTTCTTCTATCCATAATAAAACGTCGTAGCCCGTGCCGCGTTCATCATCACCTAAATCATGGTCTAGGCTAATTAGCTCAACCTCGCCAGTTTCAAGTAATTTAATGGCTTCATCGGGCCAGTAAACACGCACAAATCCATCTGGCGTTATGCGCTCGTCGTCGAGATAGACTTTCATATTCATTCCTCTTCATTGCATCCCTGCGAGTTAAATTAATCTTCCGTTAAATCAATAACATCATCGATAATCTCTTGCTTTACTGCGTAATAGCCATCTTCACCATTGAGTGTTATTTCTTCCGTGTTTGTGTAAATGTTGATAATCGCTTGTTTCAACTTCGCGTTTTCTTCTTGTAACTGTTCAATAGTCATATCTATCTCCTGTTTGCGTCCTTGCACTCAGTAATGGTTATATCCTTTGGTTAAATCACATAAATAGCGTGGCGTGGGTAGGGGAGTCCGATAGGGGCAAAAGGTATAGGATCATCCCAATCTTGAGGCGGCTCACTTTGCGGCGCTTGATTACTCGATGCTTGTTTTGGTGCTTGCGGTTGCTGAGGTTGACCCCATCCTTGAGACTGTGGCTTCTGGCTTCCTGCCTGATTACCACCGTTACCACCTAACATCTGCATTGTTCCACCGATATTCACAACAACTTCCGTTGTGTATCGGTCTTGTCCGCTTTGGTCTTGCCATTTACGAGTTTGAAGAGAACCCTCGATATACACTTGTGAACCTTTACGCAGATATTCACCTGCAATTTCTGCTAATTTGCCGAAAATGACCACACGATGCCATTCGGTTTTCTCTTTCATCTCACCGGTTTGTTTATCACGCCACGATTCCGATGTAGCTAGTGTGAGATTAGCGACTGCACCACCACTTGGCATATAACGGATTTCAGGGTCTTGCCCCAAGTGGCCGATGAGAATAACTTTGTTAACGCCTTTACTTGCCATCAGTACCTACCTCCTCATATTCTCCTTCAAAAATAGTTGCATTCTCTTGGTCTACATTAGCCTCTGCTTTTTCGTCTAAAATGACCGCTTTCTGCATTTCGATAGAGACTGGCAGATATTTAAATAAGCGACGGATAACGGTTTTCTTCGCCATTTCTTCCCAGTGAGAAACCCAAGGGCCATTTTGTCCTGCTTTACTTGATGCTCTGACTTTCTCAATTTGGTTATGCGTCATAACTTCAAACTGGACACCGCCATCTTTCAATCGTGCAACAGCGTAAACGTGTGTAATGGGCGAGTCCTCATTTTCACCCGGTACGTGTGTTAGGTTTTCATTCAGTCCATACTCAAAGTGAAAACTATCACCTTGCCTTACCGTTCTTGCTGATATGCTTACTATTTGCCCTGAGCGACGAGCCAAATCAATCATTCCTCGGTAGCCAATGATTAACTGCGCATCAGTCCTAACGGTTACCCACTGATTACCTTGTTTTCTCTTTTTCTCGAAAGGCAATATATATGCATGCCCAAGCGCGTTGCCCGGCTCTAATCCTAATTGCGAACATTGCACTACTGCACCAACAAAACTTTGCATATCACAATTAGCTAATTCTGGTGTTTTTCTGATTTCCGTTGATACTATTCGGATCATTCTATCCGGTGTCATGTGACGAGGAAGGGCGGCCGCTAGCTGAGCTTTCATGCTTGGTTTATTGATAAACTCAACCAACATCTGATCTTTGGTTTTTTCTTTTACCTCTGTACCTTGTGTTTTTTGTAAGTCAGCTTGAGCTAATGGTGGGTTACTCATTCCTTAATTCCTTAGCCCAATAGGGCAGTGATAATGTACGTATGCCTGCCCATTCATCCGTTTTTAGGCATTCTGCATACGTTCTTAAATTTTGTTTGTAGGTTGTTCGACCAATATCTTTTGCTTGTTGGTCTAAATTGAAGACTCTAACGGGGTATCTACCGCAGTCGATAGTCGTGCTAACAACGAGAAAGACAAAAACAGGGGATTCGCCTGTTAATGATTTATATCCATCAGAATAAAAAGAGTCCTGTACGTGATATCTATATTCGTACATGGAACGGTCAAATCGTTGAATGTCAGCAGAGCTTTTTACATCAACAATCCAATGGTGCTCTTGAATGAGTTTATCTGGCCTGCAACGACAAAGAATGTCCGTATCTTCGTCGTTCCAATAAATGCTACTTTCAGCTACTCCGTTAGCTTCCAAACACCATTTAGCAGGAGGGTATGCCATTACACTGTCCCTCATGAGTAGTAACTTCCTGTTATCGTCATGAGTGATTGGTGTGATACCTTCCTTTTCACACATTTCGAGAAATTCCTTTTCTTCTTCTTTCCCTTTGTTGGTCCGTCTATTTACATCAGGACCTATCTTGTATCGCTTACTGTATTCATCAGGTTCTAACAAAAGACAGTGGATAGCGGTCCCGAAATCTAGTGACTTTATTTTTTCTTCATCAACTGGCGCATCCCTTTGCCAGACGAAATTAGCGGGAACCTCACTTATTAAATCCAGCTGAGATTTGCTGATTCCTAATCCATGGTGATAGTCCTCATTTGAAATGTCGTAATAGATACCGGGTTTCACGACATCCTCCTACGTTCCTGATAGTTCTTTAACTCCTTGTAAAGACCATCAATTGTCATATCGAAAACGCTGTCACTCCATTGACTGGTAATATCCTTTGGTAATCCATCAACCACATTAAATGCGACATTACTTAACTCAGCGTCCTTTGCATCAATCCATGATGCTTCTTCTTGTTTGCGTTCTTCCCTTGCGTCAAGTTCATGGTAAGGATTCACGCAACCCTCCTTAGCAGAGCTAGCTTAGAAATAGTGGCATCCTTGCTTGCTTCATTGACAATCCTGTCAATCTCTTCCTTGTCGAACTGCATAATCCATTGCAGGGCTTCCACTGGGTCAATTTCCGTTAATTTAGCCAGCTCAGCGAAACTTCCCGTCTCAATGCTAAGTTTGCTACTTTCGTCAAATTCCATGACTGTTTTGCCGTCCATTACCCGAGTTCCGTTCGAGTAGCTGTATGAAATTTGCATAATCACCTCAACTTACAAATGTTGGTATTACGCCAATGGTTGTCACAATGACCACAGCTAAACTGAACAACCATGGGCTTGTGCGTTTATTTTTACGTGCTTGAGGCGTAGTGATACGCACCGCCATGCAATCACGCATAGCGCTGTAATAGTTAGTTTTCATTGTTACCTCGCTAGGTGAGCGATAGGGTGGTTATCTGGTGTTGGTGCGGTGGGTATTAGTAGTTCATTGTCATATGAGGAATTTGTTTACTTGCAACTAACTTAATAAATTCAGTCGCTAATTTTTCATCAAATCCGTTACTTACTAAGGCTTGTAATGTTTCTTGGTTGTACTTGCGGCGATGTTCCTTATCAGCCTGACGTTTAGCTTCTTCCTGACGCTTACGTTCTTCTTCTGCTAATCGCGCTTGTTCTGCTTCCTGTACTTTCTTACGCTCAGCTTCGATAGCTAGTTTCTTCTCTCGTTCGGCTCGCTCCAGTGCTTCTTTAGCATCGCGCTCTGCCTTTTCCTTGGCTTCTTTTGCTGCTTGTTCTGCACGTTGAATTGCTTCCTGCTTTTCACGCTCTGCACGTTCAGCGGCTTCTTTTGCTTCACGCTCACGTTTAGCTGCTGCTTCAATTTCTTGCTGTGCTTTGCGCTCAGCTTCAAGTCTTGCCTGTTCCGCAGCTTGTCGCTTCATTTCTTCTTCACGAGCAATGCGTTTGCGCTCTTCTTCAGCTTTGCGTAAATCAAACAGCTCGTTCATTTGCAGAGCTTCTTCATGATCAACTTCGATTTGCTTCTTAAGCGCTTCGGCTTCTTCGCGAGCTTTTTCTTGAGCTTCCCACTCTGTTAGTGGCTTGCGAATATCTGTGCTTAATGCATCTAGTTCGTCACGAAATATCTTACGGCTAGCATCAACTTTTTTGGGTAGCTCTTTTAACTTATCGACAACTGCTTTACCTTCCTTGTCGATATACGTTTTTGTTTGAGCAACTTTGTACGCCAGAGATGCAAAAGCCTTTCGGTTTTTAGCTACCGAAAAATCGCTATCGAGTTCTTTTCGCTCTTCTTCTGCAAGAGACTTAATGTGCTCCAGCATCTGATTTACTTTTTCTGGTGCTGTAAACAAATCTAGCGCCGTTGCTTGTTCAATTACGACTAATTCATTTGCCATTTCCTATGTTCCTTATGTGCGTGCCAACTATTAATAGCGATATGAATGATTAAGTGGTGGGTTACTGCTAAAGAGAGGAATCTAACTTATCGACGAGTTCGTCATAGTCAACTTCGAACTCTTCACAAGCTTCTCTGAACTCGCTAAAATTTAACGCGTAATTTATTGCGTTAATTTCATCTCTAGTTAGTTTTTTATCTTTATAATCATCAAATCCAACCGATAACAACTTACCGCCTAATATCTCCGTTCCTGCGTTTACAGACGGCTCCTTGCCATCTTCATACTCAACTACGAATGTCATTTTTCC